CAGGCAGTAACGAGCGCCAAAGTGGAAGCCATAGTCTCCAGCTTGGAGCGACAGGAGAAAATTCAAGAGAAAACAAACGAACAGATAGCCGCACTGGTTCAAGCACTCTTGGCGAAATAGGCTATGACCCAGAGCAACCAAACTTATTCTGCGACATGCGAGAATACAGAATGTTGCAGTACGTCAACCCACCCGCAAAGCGGCATAGAGTCGCGAAAATGTGGCTGCAATACAACCACCAAAAGTGCGGATACGGAGCGACAGTGTACGTGCGGAACCAAGCGCCCAGAGTCCTTGGAACAGCATGGGACACAAAACTACTGCTGCTAACATGGGAACTACAGGCTCCTACGGCTATAAAAACACAAGTTGTTAAACAAAAGAGAAGGCTATAATGGAAACTATGCTAATCTTTATGTTGGTAATTCTGGAAAAGAATGTTCCAACAATGGAGCTAGCATTTAGAGAGTTGACTTCCTGCCTTGAGTACAAAGTAGCCTTAGTGCATCAGGATATTGGTCAACACGCTATTGTAATGCCAAAGAATAGACATTTTGATGCGTACTGTGAACCCAGAGTAGTCCCTGTGGCTGATGTAGGGACTAAACTGTTACTTAGAGATCCACCACCAAAAAAAGAGGAAAACTAATATGCCGGGGTATGGTATGAGTTATGGAAAAACTGGCACAATGAAAAAAAAGAAAAAGAAAGCTGCCAAGAAGAAACCAATGCGTAAAACCACTGGTAGAAAAATGTATTAAAAAACACTTGACTTTTTGTCAAAAGTATGATATAATCTAAACTGTATCTTAAACTAATTAAGGGAATACATAAGATGACTAAGGAACTAGAAGTTTACTTTGCTAATTACTTTGAGATGTTTCGTTCAGAAGGTTGGAAACAACTTCTTTCTGATCTAAACCAAAACGTAGCGCAAATAAACTCAGTTGAACAAACAACAGATAACGACAACCTGCATTTCCGTAAAGGACAACTTGCAATACTTGCTACTCTGTTTAACTTAGAAACTCAAATTAACAATGCTGAAAACGACGCAAAGGAATCACAACAGGAAGAACTTGACTTAGAAGACAATGTTCAAGCTGTATGATTTTAAGTGTTTAGATGGGCATGTATTTGAGGCACTAGTATCTGAAGATAAACGCACAATTAGGTGCGAAAAGTGCGGGTACAGTGCTAAGAGGGTTATCTCTCCTATCAGGTCTTCTCTTGACCCAATAAGCGGAGACTTCCCTGACGCTACTAAGCGTTGGGCAAAGGCTAGGCAGAGTCACATCCAATACGAAAAAAAGCAAAGTTCGTAGCTAGAACTCTTTTTTAATCTCTCCATAATACTAAGGTACGGAGTTTAATAATGGCTAAAATAATTGAGCGTGAAGATGAGCAAGCGTCTACTGAAGACGTATTTGCTGAACAACCACAACAAGAAATAGAAGAACAGGTAACTCCTAGTGAACCTGAGATTCCTGACAAATACCAAGGCAAGTCTGCACAGGAACTTGTACAGATGCACCAAGAAGCTGAGAAGCTACTGGGGCGACAAAGTTCTGAGGTAGGTGAGCTACGTAAGGTTGTTGACAACTACATCCAAACACAACTCACAACAGAACCTCAACAACAACAACAAGAAAAAGTCGAAGAAATAGACTTCTTTACTGATCCTGATAAGGCAGTAGCACAAGCTATTCAGAACCATCCTAAAATTAAGGAAGCTGAAACAGTTAGTCAACAGTACAGGATGCAAACTGCATTATCTGCACTAAAGACTAATCACCCTGACATGGAAAGTATCTTAAAGGATACTAAATTTGCAGAGTGGATTGAAGCATCAAAGATTAGGACAAAACTGTTTGTAGCAGCAGATAAACAGTACGACTACGAATCTGCTGATGAACTTTTCAATCTTTGGAAAGAACGTCAACAAATGATTGGTCAAGCTGCTAACGCTGAAAAGCAAAGCCGCAAACAAGCAGTACGTACAGCTAGTACAGGTAGTGCCAGTGGTAGCTCTGAATCAAGCCCTAAGAAAATCTATAGACGCGCAGACATTATTAAACTTATGAAAGACGATCCTCATAGGTATACTGCTCTCCAAGATGAAATAATGAGAGCGTATGCTGAAAAGAGGGTCAAATAGTATATCTGAGGAGATATTAAATGACTGATTCTACATATCCCGCAACTGGAGGGTTTGTTGACAATACTAGCGCAGCAACCTTCATCCCGGAAATCTGGAGTGACGAAATTATCGCCGCTTACCAGAAAAACCTTGTCTTGGCAAACCTTGTCAAGAAGATGTCAATGGCTGGCAAGAAAGGCGATACGATCCATGTACCTAAGCCTGTACGTGGCGATGCACACGCTAAAGCAGAGAATACTGCTGTAACGGTGCAGAACGCTACGGAAAGCGAAGTGCAAGTATCCATCAACAAGCACTTTGAATACTCACGCTTGATTGAGGATATTACGGATGTACAAGCCTTGTCTTCTTTGCGTCAGTTCTATACTGAAGATGCTGGTTATGCACTGGCTAAGCAAGTTGACACCGACCTCCACTCGTTGGCTACTGGCTTGGGTGCGTCTGGTACAACATCTACGACCTACGCAAACAACGGAGGTACTTTCTTTGTAGACGCTTCTAATGGTCTTTCTGCCTACGCTGTTGACACCGTAGTTTCTGCTGACGTATTTACTGATGCAGCATTCCGTGGTATCATTCAGAAGCTAGACGATGCTGACGTTCCTATGGACGGACGTAGCTTCATTATCCCACCTGTTGTTCGCAACACCATTATGGGTATTGATCGCTATGTTAGTTCTGACTTCGTAAACAACGGTCAAGTTACAAACGGCCAGATTGGTCAACTGTACGGTATTGATGTTTTTGTCAGCACTAACTGTCCTGTTGTTGAAACCGCTAGTGCTAACTCTAATAGCACAGTAGACTCTTTGGGCTGCTTGTTGATGCATAGTGATGCTATCGTCATGGCAGAGCAAATGGGTGTACGTTCACAGACTCAGTACAAGCAAGAGTTCCTCTCTAACTTGTTCACTTCAGACACCTTGTACGGAGTAGCTGTACTTCGTCCAGCGTCTGGTCTGACTCTGGTAGTTCCTGCTAGCTAATAGTAGGTTAAGCATGGGGCTGCTTAGGTGGCCCCTAGCTTTCTTTTTAAGGTGAGTATATGTGGCAATCTTTGATTGGGCCTATAACTGGGTTAGCAGGTACTTTCCTTAAAAACAAAGCTGCTGAAAAGCAAGCTGTACATGACTCCAAGATGCGACGTATTGATGCGGACGCTGATTGGGAAACTCAACAAGCTGCTGCCTCTCAGTCTTCTTGGAAGGATGAGTGGTTTGCTATTATCCTAAGTTTGCCATTGATAGGTGCGTTTATACCTACAATGGTTCCATACGTTGAGCAGGGGTTTACTGTATTGTCCACAATGCCAGATTACTACAAAGCATTCCTTGGTGGTGCTATAGCTGCCAGCTTTGGTATCAAAACCTTGTCTAGCTGGGGTGGCAAATAGTGGCTGAAGCAGGGTTTGCACCAGATACAGATTTATTTGAAGGCGGTTTTGAACTTCCTACTCAAGAGGAGATTTTAGCACGATTAAATTCTCCTGACTTTTCTATTGACTTTACGTTACCTACTGACCAGTACACTGAAGCAGCAGGAGGTTTTTCTCCGTCTAATTCAGTAATCAGCGTAGACCAAGACTTCCTTGCGGCATGGCAAGCCTCTAATCAAGTTACTGACGGGAATAACAATACTCCTTTAACCAATGAACAGCTACAGCAGATTAAAACTTTTTCTGCTTTACAGCCTAAGTACGTCCCTTTAGAAACAGGAGATGGTGGAGAAAGCCGTAGACAGCAGAGACTAGCCCAAGCACAGAAAACTCCCGGCGCTATCTACTCTAACTTTGAAGCATACGCTCTTGCACTACAAGACCACAATAATGCAGTTACAGGGTACATTGAGCAGGAAGGCATACCCACTACAACACAAGTAGGCGGTAAAACTTTATACTTAAATTTAGGTGTTACTCCTGCTTACTACCAAGAACAAGAAGATGGCGGTAAGCTAAAAAACATATTGCACTCTACTCAACGCAGCGGCAATACGTACTACACTCAAACAGGAGAGGTAGGAACCTACGGCACGTTTGCTAGAGATGCTGTAGGGCCAGAAAAAACTTCTCCACTGGAAGACGCTGCACCGTTTATAGCAGCAGCTTTAGTAGCTACTGGCGCAGTTGTTGCTGTAAAAGCAGCCGCTGCTGCATCAGGGGCAACAATAACTGTAACAGTTTCACCGTCTGCCGCAGTAGCTAAGACAGGTGGTTCTTCCGTAGTAAGCACTTTAACAGGTGCGTTAAAAGCAGGTAAAACTGCTGCTGAGACAGTTCTTAGTAACTTTGTTGCTTCCGCTACAGGAGCAAGCGCAACTACAGCAGCAAAAACACCTATAGTAACTTTAGGTAAAATTCTTACAGGCGGTACAGTAGCCGCTGGTGTAGGAGCAGTTGTAGAGGGTTTATCTACAACAAGCGGTTTGCCGGGAGGAATCACATACAATGGCCCCGGCGCTGGCCCTGATGGTGGTTTTAACCCTAATGCAATATATAGCCTTACTGCAAACGCAGACGCTGAAAAACCAGAAGAAACTAGCGAAGAAGACAATACAGCCGTAGCTACTGCTGTAGCTGTTGCTGTAGATGCTTTAACTAAGCCTGAAGATAATGAAACTGTTGTGGCTGCTGACGCTACGGTTACCGCAGCAGAAACAACAGCACAAGCTGCATCAAACAACGTAGCAGCTACCATAGAAGAAACAGATGCTTCCGTAGCAAGTTTTGAAGGTTATGCTAATTATGCTAGACAACGCTACGGGGTTTTTAGCTCTGTTTATAGAAATGCTAAAAAAAGAGCAGACGCTGCTAAACTAGAAGCAGAGCGCGAAGTAGGCGCGGCACGTAGAAAAGAACTTGAAGCACAAGCTGAAGTAGAAAACGCTAAAAAAGCACAAGCAGGTGCTGTTAGAGATGCTGAAGACGCTTACAGAATAGAGCAAGTTAATGCTACTAGAGCCGCTGAAGCAACAACACGACAAAAAATAGCAGCAGACAAAGAGCAACGACGCATAGAGCGCGCCACAGATACAGATGGTGACGGGATATACGATGTTGTAGATTTGTTCCCTGATGACGCTAATGAGTGGCAAGACACTGATGGCGACGGTATGGGTGACAATGCTCAGCAAGCACTTGTTGCTTCCTTAGCTGCTGAAGCTGCTAAGACTGCTGCTGCAAATACAACCGCTACAGATTCTAGTGTTAATAAGGCTATTGAAGGCGCTACTTCAGAATTGACTGAGGAAGCTAAGCAAGTAGCCATAGACGATAAGATTGCAGAGGAAGCTAGATTAGCTGAAGAAGAAGCTAAGGCTGTTGCTGAAGCTAAAGCTGCAAAGGAAGCTGCTAAAAAAGCAGAAGAAGCCAAAGCTAAAGCAGAAGCAGATGCTAAAGCCGCTGCTGATCTTAAAACTAAAAAAGCAGCGGAAGCTAAAGCAGCAGCAGAAGCTAAAAAAGCAGAGGAAGCTAGAGTAGCAGAGGAAGAAGCTAAGGCTAGAGAAGAAGCAGCTAGAAAAGAAAAAGAAAGGTTAGCAGAGGAAGCTAGAGTAGCAGAGGAAGAAGCTAAAGCAGTTGCTGAAGCTAAAGCTAGAGCAGATAAAATAATAGCAGACGAAGCCGCCGCAGCAGCCGCTGAAAGAGAAGCACCAGCCTATACAGAAGTAGAAGCTACTCCATCAGAAACTGTAACACCCCCTGAAGCTGATCCTCCAGAAGTAACATCTGAAGTTAATATAGAGTATAAAGATCCTTTTGAACCTGAAGTACCTGCTCCAGAAATTCCAGAACAAGTAGAGGAAGTAACAGAAACTACAGAAGAAGAAAGCAGTGCTGGCGGCAGCGGCGGTGGAGGTGCTGGTGCAGGTGGGAGCGAAGGCGCTGGTAAATTAGGAGAAGAAACAGGATCTACAGATATTGTAGCTGCACAATTAAAAGAAGCTATTGATTTAGAAACAGATCCTAATCTTAAAGCTGCTTTACAAGGAGAGTTAGATAAA